TCTTATATTTGATACACAAAGATTGCTTTAGTCATCCACGGATTAATCCCAATTTTTGTTCTTTGTTAATTTGTTTTCATATAAGAACCCTCAGCCCTGTCAAAAACGCTGAGGGTTTTTTGATTAAATTTGTTTATGGACTACAAGAAAAAAGTATTCGTAAACAAAGAGCTAACTGACATTGAACTCATGTTTGTCAAAAGCATGCTAGAAGATATAAATCTAGAAAAATATTTAGATGAATGCTTTGTATATATTGACCTCAGTGAAGATGGTGCGGTAGAAATAATTAGTATTGCAGACCAACACGTTTATCGAGTCTCTAAGAAATATAATGTCACAAACAAAATGGCAATACAATATATCCGCCACAAAACACAAATTAACCAAGAAATAAATAAATTACTATATTGGATTGGAATAAACGACATTAAAAAATATATTCCAGTTAAACATGATGAATCCAATAAAAAAGAATACATGCCAATAAATGTGTACGCAGAAAGCATGCCAGAGGCTATTAAGACGCTCACAGACATGCTCTATGATGATTATACCTACCTAGAAGACGTAGATGAGGAGATATAAGCGCAAAAAGCAAATAACGCAGTCTAAGAAAACCAAGGTCGATGGCATAGAGTTTCAGTCAAAACTCGAATCCCACATGTATCTGATACTAAAGGCCAATAAAATTCCTGCTGGATACGAATCAACAAAGTTCACAATCATCGACGGCTTCGATTGCGGCTTTTCATCATACGAAAAAACGCCAAGCAAAAAATACTTACACGATAGAGGCAATAAAAAGGTGCTTCCGATAACATACACGCCGGACTTTGTTGACACACATAACCCTCCACGATTTATTATTGAGTGCAAAGGAAACCCTAATGAGCGATTTCCTATAGTTTGGAAACTCTTCAAAAGACACCTGCACCTAAAAGGATGGGCCCCCGACTTATTTGTGCCGAGGACCCAAAAGGATTGTCAAGAAGTAATTAATCTTATTAAAGAAAAATATTACAATTAATTATTGTCTTTCCTTAGACGCTTTACGCATTTGGAATATCTTATCTGATGCGTATCTTCTTGCAGATTGATTTAAATTTCTTTGCTCTGACTCCCACCATTTGTCCAATTGATTCATATCAATAAGAGCTCCTTGTTCTTGTCGCTTTTGTAAGTAGTATTTAAAGAAATCTCCTTTAACGCTTTTGAAGTTTGGAATTTTTACAACGAAATTTTGTTCGATATCTCTTTCAAGCTTATTAAGCAATTTATTTATGTCTTTTCTAGGATGCGGAACAGCCAAATTAGATAATCGCATCCAAAACAATGTACCAACTGCGTCTCTAAGTTGTCTTTCCATAGCCTCATTTGGAGCATATAACATACGTACCTCTGGCCCACCAGCTAATCCAGAACTCATAGGTGCTGTCATTTCTCCGCCAGTATATAAACTGTATGCGTTCCAAAGATTTTCAACTTGTTGCTTCATCACAGATGTGACACCTGCGTTATCTAAAACTGATATAAAAGCATCATCTACTGAAATAGTACCCCTTTCCACATCTCTACTGATGTATTCTGGTAGGATTTCATCACCAACCCATGTATTTATTCCCCACTTAACCAACTCCATTGCCTCTGGAGGGATGGCAAAAGGTTGTGCTTCTATACCGGTTCCAACTGAAACTGAAAACCCAATATCTTCTGGTAAACCTGATTTAAATTTATTTTGAAATTCATGTGCAGATTGCATTAACTCTAGCATTGTTGATGTCATTCCAGTTGCATCTTCTTGCATCATCAACTTAAACGCCTCCATGGTGTTTATTTCATTTTTCGACATTGTTCTAGCAACTTCTGCAAAGTTCGGGTCATCTATGGGCAAAATAGCTCCACGAACTATGTTTGCTATGCTTAGATTGTCAAAACGACGAATGTCTTCTTCTTCACCACCAGCCAAAACATATAATCCAGCAAATCCCCCCATAATTGTAAGGTTATCAGTCATTAACCTAATGCCATGGAACATACTTGCCTCACGAAATAATCCATTTAGCCTTCTTCTAGCATCTTGTTTCTCAACCTCAGGAAGATCCGGATCCATAACCCTAGCCATTTGATTGGCAAAATTGGACTTATAGTTCATCTGGAATTTACCCCAAGAGAAAAATACGTTTTTAGTAAATTGATTTCTCCAATCAGAATCCATTCCATAATACTCAGCCTCAGACATGTCTGTGGTTTGGCGCATTGTTTCAGCTATTCTCTGGTCTGCCTTTTGAATTGCTTCGTCGTTAGGGTTTTCGTTTTCCTTAGCCCACCAAGCATTCATGTCTTGAGGAAGCCTTTCTCCTTGGTCCACGCGCGCTTGAATATAATGAGATTCAAACATTATGTTTGCTGCATGGGCATCTGCATTGGCAAGGTAAACATCTAAAGCAAATTCTGCACTGGCATTTACACCATCTAAAATTTGATTTAGTCTATAACGAGCTCCAGGGCGGAATCCATATTTTTCAGGAGTTTCAGGATCAATTTGTAATGCTTTTGCATAATAGCTATAAGGCAATAATGTGTCATCAGAAATCAATAACTCTGCTTTAATTGCGCTACGTAAATTAGTTCTTGATCTTGCATAAATGTTGGACAAATCATTACTCCCGAGCATACCTGACACAGCATCTTGAACACCTTTAGCACCAAGGCTGCCGGCAAATCCGCCAACTAAATTTGGCACAAAAGTAAATCCTCCTCGGCGAGCATGAGCCAACGCAACAGGATCTGTTAAAGTTCTCATTGAACCAGACATTGCGCTATAAAACTGTCCAAATGGTTGACCTACACCACCTAAAGCAATTGAACTTATCGTACTGTAAGTGGCTTGACCAGCTCGACTACCAGCTCTTTTTCCTATATCTTCAGATCCAAAATCTGAACTTCCTGTTTGAGAATTTAATAGCTGCTCAAAAACCTGCCATCTTCCGCCAAAATAACTCTGAATCATTTGATATTCATCATTATCGACAAACATATCTTCAAATGCTTTTGAATTAACCATTTGAGTAAATGTATCCCAATCACCTCGACTCATAATATCAACATTAGCTGCCTGTAATGCCTTATAAGCGTTTTTAAAATACCCACCAAAAAGTATTCTTGAAGTCTCTAGTTGATCATCCATAGTAACATCCTTCAGTACATCAGCATCAGCATCTCTCGTAACGCGTCTTCCATCTGTTACAATTTCTCCATCAGTAGCAATTCTAAAGGTTGGTACATACGTTCCTTGTACAAAAAACGATCCCTGTCCATCATAATCTAATTTGCGTTGTTTTGCAGCTTCATGAGGGAATCTTGATGCCATTTTATCTAGTGCAGATACAAGCGGAGCTTTTGCATTTGGAACAACATCATTATATGATCTTGCATCTTGAAGGCCTATTCTTTCGACAATATCTCTTAGTAAAACATATCTAGATTGCAAAGCGTCTTTAGATATGTTTGGGTCATTGCTTTTACCGCTCTCAGCTTCCTTCTTTCTTAACTCAAGCTCTTTTAATAAAGCATTTCTTTGTCTTTGAAATTCAGTATCAAGGCCGGTAGCCGGATCAATTTCTCCAGATTGTCTTTTCAAATGACCAAGAATTTGTAATTCATAGTCATCGTTTATGCCAAGTGCCCCGTTCTTGATATTGATTTTTTTACCAGCCTCTGCTATAGGCAAAGATGCGTTGTATGCATTAATGTCTGCTTCTAAGGCAGCAACGTCATCAACAGTAGCAGTATTAGATTCGTTTATTGCTATAGCGGTTTTTTGATTTGCAGTATTCCAAAGATCGATAAATGGTTTTCCTGCACGCTGGTTTCTAAACAAAGCGTCTTTTAAAATATCTCCAGTAACCATATTCTTTCTAGACTTACTGCCAAAAGGTAATGTAGTTGCGTTCCAATACATGGCATTCATAGACTTTCGTCCTACGTCATTCAAGAAAGGATATATATCTCCCGCTAAATCTGTAACTAATGCAAAAGGATTGTATTTGTTAAGTTTAAATTTTTTCCATGCGTCTTGTGTAATGCTAGTAAATTTATCTTTGAATATTTGTAGCTTACCATTGTTTAAAGTATTAATCTCGTAAGCTAACTCCTGGGCACGAACAAGGTTTTCCATTAAACCAAAACGAGGTCTTCTGCCCTTAATGATGTCATTAAAAAAGTCAACTACAATTCCTTGCTGTCTTGCATCTAAACTATTATAAAAGTTATTTGATTTATTTAAGGCCTCAATCCTGTCAACTATTGCATTTTTGCGGTCAATATCTGGATTGACTTCACTCGGTGCAGCAGGTTTAACCTCAACAGCTCCAACATCAGACGTTTCGACTTCTGCGGGCATCTCTGTAGCTGCTGGCTCTTCTGTAGGCGCTTCAGCTTCTGCTTCAGCTTCTGATGCAGATTGTTTCATTGCTTCAATCTGGGCTTCATTAGCCAGCTTAACTTTCACAGCGGCATCTTCTGCATCTTGACCAGTAAGCATAACTCTTTTATCTGAGCCTTTTACTCTCAAGCTGACTGCCTTAACGGTTCCGTCTGGATTATATTCAACCCCTTGATTCGCTACATCAAATTGAACTGTATAATCAACATCATTTACAGTAATTGATCCATCATTGTTAACGCCAACAACTTCTTGATCATATATGATACCAGAATTTGCAGCATCACTTCCACTAATTTCATCTACATTACCCAGCTCAAATACTTGACCCGTCTTTTTAGACTCAAAAACAACTGTTTGACCATCAAGATACACATCTCCATCCATAACCTCTCCGGTGATTGGATTTCGGAACTGAGCACCACGATTTATAAAATCATCAATTGGTTTTCCTTTTGGAGTTGGCTTAGTCTCTTCGACTGGTTCGGCAACTGTTGCTTGCTGCTGCTCAAGAGTCGCATCAACAGGAGTAGCTTCAACTTCTTGATCTGTTTCTTGTTCAAACAGATTTTGCTGGCGAGCTCTATCAATATTATCCCTTAAATTAAACGCAGCTTTTTGCTCTGGAGTTACATTGGTATAGTAGTTTTCAGCTTGATAAAACTGACCTTTGGCACTAGCTATAGGGGTAAATGGAGCAACATTATCCTGAATATCCTGTAAATATAATTCAGATGCTTTTTCAGCAACCATTTCTGGAGTGAGCTTAAAGTCTTCTGTTTCAGAATACTCGCTCTGCAATGCATCAACAGCTTGTGAATCATACATTGCTTTTTCTTGAGCAGTCAAGAAATAATAGCCTAGTTTACTTGGATACTTGGCTAGTATTTTATTGATGTCTTTTTTGTAGTTCTCAATATTTCTTATATTGGCGTCAATCAATTCAGGCAGGTTTCCCTCCATGATCGCTTCATGCTGTTGTTCGATTTGAGCCATAAGATTTAAATAGTTCATCTTATCTTGACGACTCATGCTATCAACAAGTCTTTGCTTCTCTTCGTCAAGTGCTAAAATTTTATTACTTATTTCTGCTTTAGCATCTTGAACTGCTTTAAATTTAGGATGAGTTGGTTTAACACCACGCTCTGTTAGTCTTTGCTCCTCAATGTCTAGTTGTGCTTTAACCTGTAGTTGAGCAACTTCACCTTCTAAAGTTATATTGTTTTTGATAATTCCATCTCCAGCATTGCTTAAGCCTCTAGATAATTGTTGTTTGGCAGCACCCATTGGTAGAGATGTGAATAATGAATTTACTCCAGCATCAGCAGCTATTTTCATAGCCTTGTCCATATCAAACTCTTCTCGACCCGCGATTACATCTACCATGTAATTTGTTACGCCAATTAACATTTCTTCTGGAACTTCTCGCATTACAGCTTCTCTAGACAAACCGTAAGCTCTTGAATAAGATCCAATTATACCTTCTCGATATCTTTTCGCATACTCATTTGCAAATGATTGCAGTTCAGTAGATGAGCCTTTTGTAAAGTTGTTAAACTTTCTTAATCCCTGAAGGTCCTTGAAAAATCTATATGTAAACGCAGCTGTCCAAGCGGTTTCAGTTGCCCCTTTGCTAAATGAAATTGCTCGTATTTTAGCATCAGACATGTTTAGCATGTCTTCTTGTGCTTGAGTTAAATTAATTCCTGCTTTTTGCATTGCACGAGCCTCTTCTCGTGCAGTTATAAGTTCTTCTCTACTTCTTCCGTAACCAGTTGTACCTGTTGCAGCTAAACCCATTCCAGGATTCAATAAAAATAAAGCTGTGTGAGGCAGTGATTGCATTGAAGCAGATTTTCCTTGTACTAAAAACTCTGCTATAGTTCTTGAATCTGTTATGCTATAATCGTATTCAGGCAGACCCTCTTTTGCTCGTTGTACACTTTCTACAGAAGGAAAGTGTGGCTTTTGTATGTTTACGCCTCTGCCATTAGAAACACCAAACTCTTCGAACAACAAAAACTTAGAAGCTTCTGGCCCAATGATTGCACTTAAAGGGTCGTCTAAAAACATTCCAAAGTCATGCAGCATTTGCCAAGTAGCTGCTTTAACTTCAGCTGGAATTAAATACATTTGACGCTCAAACTCATTCCATACCGGATTGTCTGGATCGTATTTAGCATTATTGTTTTTTTCTAAACGCGCTAATTCATTAACCATGTCTTTAAAAATACCAACATCTGCATCTTTGTCAATTTCTATAGTATACTCGCCATTTCTAATATAGCTAAGCTCTAGTGGTCGACTAATAAGCTCATACATTTCTCGGTAACTAGCAGATTCACCGTTAATTTTTAAAGCGCTTAAAGGAACATCAGCACGCATTAAACCCTGCTCTTCCAGAGTGTTCCAAAGTTCTACATTATTATAGTCTGCATTATCAAAAACACCAGATGTTCTAAGGCCATGACTAATTAACGATGAAGCTCTTGCCTTTTGCTCCTCGAATCTTGCTATAGCTTTGTCAATAAAGTTTTTAGTTTTTCTAACATTAGCTACATCCTCAGGAATTAAATCTGCTTTGATCCGACCAGCCTCTGTCATAACATATTCATCGCGCTTTCTTGGATCTCTTGATCTTATTTGCTGACCTCCTCGCGATGTTTTTGGTCCAGTGCGGTTTTGAATGTCTTTAACGAATTCAATGGTCTTTTCGTACTCGGGATCTATAGCTACTTTCGCCGCATATAAAAACATCGCATAAGAATATTCATCGAATTCTCCTGCATTATAAAACATATCCGTACTCATACCTGCTTGACCACTAACAGTCTCTAAAAGCTGCTCTAAAAAGCTTTCTGGTGGTCTAACAACAGCAGCTGAAACACTACCAACTATTTCTGGAATAGCAGTAGGATTTTCGCGAACTCTCCTGGCTATTGAAGGAACCATGTGTTGTCCCCCGCCTTCTACTCCAAGAGAATATAAAAACTCATTGTGTCTTTGCTCAACGCGTAAATTAAAATCCTCTTCATTAAATGTTTCTCCAAACATATCGCCCATATCGGACATTAATTCTGTAACAAATTGCGATCCGTCTGGGCGCGTAATAAGCAAAGCTCCTTCTCCGCGTTCAGCAACTTCAGCTTGAAAGCCGAGATTTCTAAACTGCTTGTTGAAACGCATCATTGCGTCTTCTTCATTCATCTTTAAAAAATTTCTGTCGAAATTCTTTAAAGTATCAAGCATTGAAAAATCGTTTTCTATCTGCTGATTATATACAATATATCGGCTAGGAGGCTTCGGATCTTGAGATGCAGAATCCGATAAAGATAGATTTTGTTGAGTAGTTGAGGGTGATACCGTACTTCCTGTGATTGCAGTCTGCTGTTGCTGATCCGAATCCGAATCTTCTTTTTTTTTTTGAGTTTCGTCTGGATCTTGAATGGTCCAAGAGTTGTTCAAAGAGAAAAATTCTTGATCAGTTAGTTTTGGTAATTTATTATTTGAGCGCACATTATTAACCCAAAATTTTAATTGCTCGGTATCTTGCAGCCCAGAAATAATATTTAAATTATTCTCACTGTAATTACGCCCAGTCGCACCATATAAACCAACAAGGTAATTATATATTCTTTTGTTAGGTGGATCAGTAACTGGCGCATTAGTTTCTTGCGTTGAATCAACTGAAGCTTGAGCCACAACATCCTGCTCTACAGGCTGTAATGTGGCTTGGGTATCAGCAGTAAGTGTGTCCTGAACAATGTTTTCTTCTTGTGTCATCAACTTAAAATATTTTAATTTAAATAGAAACTTTCACTATAATCTTTAAATGCAGATATCCATTGATTAGCCTGGCCATCTTCATTACTTCCATCTGCTTTATAACCCTCCTGTACAAGATAGTCTCTAAACCCTCCGACATTATTATTCCAAAAATTTGCATATAATTGAGGCATTTGATCAATCGGAATTCTTATGTAGTCAGTTGTTTGAATTGTGCGTTCTTCTGTTAATCCGAGCTGAGAGGAACCAACCATAGCAGCCACTTCAGAGCCAGCTTTACCGAAATCAGATGTTCCCTTTATATATACTGCCGCTGGCGATGCTTTTCCGTTTCTACCAAAACCTTCATCAAAATACAAAATACCAGTAACCTCATTTAATGTTCTATCATGAATTGTTGTTACATCGTCAATATTGTTTAAAAGAATATCTTTTCTACTAGGAGCACCTCCTTTTTTAAGAGTTCCTTGTTCAGACCTAAAAGTAACCGCTCCTGCTAAGTTATCCATTTGGTTATATAGAACATTATTTTTTAAAGAATCATTATAATTCGTAGACTCAATTTGCTGTCCGTTCTGGTTTATAGTTCTGTTGTTTTCAAAACTATCATTAGCTGCATTTCGAGCTTTACCTGCTGCGTCAATAGCCAATATTAAGTCGTTTTGTATAGCTGATTTATTGAACTTACCTATCGTACTTGCAGTAGGAGCTCCAGGTCCTAATGAAATTTCAGGAACAGATGTCTGCATTACAGACGCATTAAATACAGGAATTCCTGGAGGGGTTGATCCACTTCCATTATTTGACCAATATTCACGATAATTTACATCTAGACCCTGTAAAAATTTATCTCGCATAAAAGCTTTTGCAAGCTCTCTTTGCTGATCAGTTATGATTTCCTCACCTTGATCATCTAGTTGGATTGTAGTTGGGTCAATAATCAATCCGTTTTTCATTTCTGGAACAAGAAGTTCTCCCTTGTCATTATAAAATTGTGGGATCTCTTCCTCGTCGCCATTTTCATTTACAAACTTGCGCGTTCCATATATTTTTTTCAAATCCTCTTGCGTCATCCATTTATGACCAGGATCTCCAATAGCTTTACCGCCAAAATGTTGTGTTATGATTCTAACAACATCTTTGTCATCGGCCACTATTGAATCTAATTCGTTTTCGATATTATTTCTTAGCTCAGGAACTTTTCTATTCTGTAGAACAGCTTGGAACATTATTTGACCACCTAAATCTTGAGTTTGATTATAGGGGAAAGCATAGTTTTGGCCCAATACCTTAAGGAAGTCTTTTACTCTTTCGTTAGGGTCAAACTTCAAATAAACATCGTCTTTACCTCCTGCTATATCAGTTAATCGTCTTGTTTGTGTTGCCGTCTGAATCTTGCCTGATTGATCCGCATACTGAAAATTTCTAATCATAGAAGCATCATTGCCAATCATGCCAACTTGAACTGTATCTTGATACGGTATTCTTTCGCCTTTTTCATTGATTAAATATCGAGGCATTGGGCGATCTTTAATTAAAGTACGTATGTACTTATTTCTCCCATACTCATCCTGCTTATCTGCAGCTATAGCTTCATCATAAGCTTTAAGTTTTTTCGCTACAAGATCAGAAATATTACCAAGTTGGTTGGCTTGGCTTTGATAACTTGAGATTAATGCCGTTGCTTCAGATCTACTAATTTTACCTTCTCTGTTTGCCTGATGAGCAGCATAAGCAGCCTCTGTTAAGGATCTTGCTCCGCCAGCATAAAGTTTATCAAGCTCTCCAGCCCCTGTTGCTTGAATGGTTGCAGATGCTTTTGCCAATTCAGATAGCTCTTTAGTACGAGCCTCCTGAACTTGCAATTTAATTTTATTGACATTCATCTGGCCGTCAAGATAGAATTGAGCTATCTTTTCAGCTTTTGTTGCAATAGGTTGCGTATATATTCCCCCTTGATAAGCCATTAGAACTATCTATTTCTATTCATAAAATTAAAATAACCAGGCATAAAACCTCCAGAACTTTTACTGTTAGGAAAAACAACCCCATATTTCGGTGTAGTCGGCATATTATTTATTATGGAATTATTGATAGCCCCTTGAAGTCCGAATTGTGGATCATACATTGTGTTTCTTGGCTGCAATGAGCTAAAGGTATTGTCTAGTTGAGCAGAAAATGATTTTGCTGCCAATCTTGAATCAAGAGGTAAATCCTCAACCAATTTAGCTGTATCTGTAACGTCTTTTGCCGTTTTAGTAGCATTTGCAGCAGCTTCTGCAGCGTCTGCAGCGTCTTTTGCGTTCTTCACAGAACGTGGATCAATTCCTGCTTCAGCTAAAGCTGCTTCTCGCGCAGTGCCTGCACTAACAACAGTCATAGCAACATCACTAAGTGCATCGCTTTTCATTTGAGCTCCAGCCATTGCTTGTTGCTTAAGAGATTGTAGTCGCTCTAAATCTCTAGCCTCTTGCATCTGTCTCATGGTTTGCTCTTCTTGTAGCCTAAGCATGTCTGCTTGAAATTCTTTGTCTAACATAGAAGTTAGTCCCTGTAATTGAGTTTTTTGAGCTTGCTGATATCCCATTCCTAAAATACCAAGAGCCCCAGCAATATCTCGACCTTGAGCAACATCACTTGTAGTTGCAAGCATTTCAGAAGTTCCAATACGCAGCTGTCGTTCCGCTTCTAAAGAAGGCTTAATAGATGCAGCTAAATTAGTTAGATCTTGATATTTAAATTGGTCCAATCCGCTTTTAGCAGATGAAGCCATTTTTTCCCCTTGAATAAATTGATTTATACTGCTACCTGCACTTGCAATTAATCCTAATGTCGTTAAAAGAGCCATTATTCTTGAGCTTTATAATTATACAAATATACGAATTTTACATGTAGCTCTTAAACACCTCAGAGTTGACGGCGTATAGCTCTACAAAGTTTGTTGAATCATTTTGCAACAAGATGCTAGAGTAATATCCACGCAATCCATATGACTCAATTTGTGGGTCTTTAACTACAAAACAAAAATCATTTACTGAAGGTGCATTTATTATCGAAACAACGTTTATGCTTGATCCAGATATTGTGTTAATCACCCCTACTTGAAGTGGGGTTCCTGAATTATCAAACCATAATTCATCACCTTCTTGTATTTGATTTGGAATCGCATTGCCAAACACTATTTCAGTAGGCCCACCGCCACCGGTAACAGGCCCAATGCCTTGAATTGAAAGCTTGTTGTAATTGTTTTTATCACTAGCTTCGCGTCTAATATAGGCATACTTCATACCTTCTTTATCCTCAAACTTATAGTTCCCAGCAGATCCAATTTGACCAGACTCTAACTCAGAGTTAAGTGTTGCATACCACTGAGTACTATTGGTCTCTAGTCCTAATGCCTTAAATAGCTTGACATCCGAAGGACCTTCATTAGCAGAAAATTTTATACGACACCCATCTATGCTTCCATAAAAATTTGTTCGCTCTTCATTAGCATCATGCTCGTACAAATTACCGTTCTTAAAGGTATAAAATTTTGTCCCAAGTCTTTGTGTCCACTCAGGAATATATGTATGAAATGAAGTCCACGCATTGTAAACCTCATCCCATGTTATTGTTCTTTGATCTGTTGATAATTGCGCCATATCTTATCCTACGTAATCCCAAATTAAAAATAAATTCTCACTAGTATTAGCCCTGTTGAATGTAAAGTTTCCAGAAACCAATGTACCGTTACCACTAGTAGTTACCGTTTGACTCACATAAGTTGCATTGTTTCTAATGTCAGCTGGAGTAAGTGTTGTTGAGCTACTAACTAAATAACCTAGTCTATGTGTGCCTTGTAAAAATTCTCCTGTATGAATATCTGAATTGACAAAAGATTGAATCACAACGACATCGCCATTATCTGGAACAATATCTGTACCCATGTCTCCGCTGACTGTTTCAAATCGCGTAACCCCATCAAAATCAAATATATCCAGCGTTGAATTTAATGCGCCATCAGCGTTAATTTTATATCTGTTTATCGTGGTTAATTCAGCGTACTCAGGAGAGTTCATTACAAGTAATGTAACATCCATTGTCTCAGGAATTGGACAGTCATGTGTTAGAGTTACAGTTGGATTATCGCCAACAGCTTGAATAGTAACAGAGGCTATTCCATCAGCATCTAAGTCTCCTTGACTTACTGCAAAAGAAATAGTTCCGCTGCCTGTAAGACCGTCATTAGTAAATAATGTTCCATTATGAACAATTGAAATATTAATTTCAGCAGAAGTTACATAATCAATATTTACAGTGCCAGGATAATTAGCAATTTCAAAGTCATAAGTATATGTTCCACTTACGTCTCGCGTAAGTACTGTGCCGCATTCAATATTACTTGTTGGAATAATTTGTCCTTCATCAGTCATCGTCAATACGTATTGATGATTTCTTGGATCAAATCCTCCTAGGTTAAACTTGTTTTTATTTCCAATTAAAAACTCTTTAAAAAATGACTTCATACCTGCGTATGAAATTGGAGTAATGCCTTCGTTGTTGAGACTCAATACTGCTCCCCTATTAGCGTCAGTAAAATACACACGGCCCTCATAAGTAGCAAAACTTTCTGGGTTTGTGGATATACCATATTCTCCAGAGTACGGAACATCTTGCCCAAGCACTTGCTCTATTTGAGTCAAACTACCAGACCCATCAGGACTAGTTAAAATGTTTTTCTCATATAACACCTTAGACACTCGGTCTTCTTGGAAAACAATTAAATCTCGTTCTCTAGCAAATATCTTTTGAATACCTCCATATTTAGAATCTAGATTCTTAGATATACCTCGTCCAGTATTAAATTCATTAAGGCTATTATATCCAGTATCCTCGCTAAAAGAACCACTATAGATAAGCCTGTTTTTATCTGCTCGACTAGCATACCCATCAATCAAGGCAATATTGGGGCGAGTTTTTAAAGTAATATATGGCTTGAATCTGCCATCTAAAATTCTTGATGCTTCAACACCATTGCCAAAAGAATAACAATTTCCAGCAGATAAAGAAACAATTGCTGGGTCTGAAGAATTTTGATTCTGTAAATTTCCTTGGTGATATCCAGCTTCAATCGTAAATGTTTGTTCTGTCTCGTAATAAATATCTGTGTTTTCTTCAATCGGCTCAGTTTCAAAAACTACTAAGTCCTGAAACAATGCCGTTCTTATTCTAGCACGAAATGTTGCTCTATCAGATCCATTAATAAATCTATCAGTTGTAACCTTACATCTCCACCTATCACCGACCTTATAAATAATAATCGCAAATTCAAACGACGCCCTAATTGGTATATCGTATCTTCTTGCATTTGGATCGCCAGACTCTGTAATTGTTGTGTAAACATAATTTGTCTGAGCATCTAAAAATTTTGCAAAACAATGATCATTTCCGGTTGTAACGTAATCTGATTGAGCATCATATTCTTCATTGAAAACATCTGTAAGAGTATCATAAACAATACCGCCAACAGCCTCTTGTTCTGTATGCAAAAAATCAAGGGTTATTTTAGCGCCACGGGGTATTGTTAAATCAGTATAAGTGCCTGTAGATTCACTATATGATTGATAAAATCCAGAAGTATTGCTTGCTGGCAAAACAACAGTAGTGTATCCGTTCTGACCAGATCCTATATAACTTCCACGATAATAATCAACATTTCTATCCGTATCAAAAACCATCGCAAAGTTCAAAGGACGAATTTTCATGTATGTCCCAGCCTTTTCAATAATGGCATTGCCATCATTATCCTCATTCCCTTCAATCCATCCTTCTCCTGAGGTGTTTTGGTCTGCTCCTGTTTTTTGACTAATTTCTAAAACTTTGCATCGAACAAGATCTGTAAGAGGCCCGCTATTATCGCGCTTTACAATTAATGTCTGGCCTTCTTCAACTTTTTTAGCATTTGCTCCTTGCATTAAAACGTAAACATCTAAACCATCTTGATAATACTCCGTAGCGTATATGGTATAATATTCTTGCTTACTGCTTTTTATAAAGAACTTGTATCTGTCAGCCCAATAAGGAGGCAAATTATTTACTGTAATCTTAAAAGAATTTATATTTACAGATTGTCTTATTGGAACAAATACCTCGGATTCGCTATCTGGCACGTTTTCTAAAGGAAGCAATACACTGCTGTATCTACCAAATCGATCCAAATAAACAATTCCAACCTCATAAGTTGTGTTCGATTTTAGAGACAACTGAACAGCTTTTTTCCTATAGGTAATTATTGAAGGATCTTGCCAATAAAATGCTTCATTAGCAGTCCCCGTTGTTGTTGTGTATTCAATAAAAGGATTTGCCAGAGTAAAAGCCGTTGAAGTTGGAGGGGTACTTAATGATAAAGTTGGTCCAGAAAAAGTTTTTGATACCTCATCAGGGTGAGGTACTGTATTAACGTTTAACTGAAAGCTACTTTGAAGCTGCTCTAAAGCCGCAACAAACTCGTCAGAAGCACACAAATCAATTACTGAAGAATAGTTTTGTAGTAATATTACTGTGGCTTGAATATAAGCTGCTCCACCAAAATAATCTGGAGGACCAACTACTTGATTAGAAAATAAATTCAATCCAAACCTAATGCTGCTACCTTTAATTAAATCTAATCCAGACAAATTAAAAGTTACAAGCTGCCCCTGGCCAGTTGTAATAGTCCCAGCAATATCAGTTCCTTCCTGAGTTTCTGATACTAGCTCAACGTTGTAATCAATTTTAATGTTTTGAGCATCACCCTCAGTACGTACTAAATCATACTGACTAGTCGTATTACCAAAAACAATACGATCTTCAATAATATCTTGGGCCTTTGCAGTTAAGGGAACATCGTCAAATATCCGGAGTACCTCATCCGCAGGCAGCGTCTTAAATATTTTTTTATTAAAAAACTCATAGGTCTGAACCGAGTTGTCAGGTATATTGCTTTCATCTTTATTAATGTTATCGATAACATATATTGTTGGCTCATTAGCTACTTTAAACAAAAGCTGAACATCTGTAACTCTTTTATCTCCAGCATTATACGATAATCTATATCCATTATATAAACTCTCCATGCCAAGGTTTTCCATGGACGCATAGTCCAAATCAAATTCCCCTGGAACAAATTGGTAATTGGTAAATGCAGAAGGCGCAGAATACTCGTTATCTAAATATTTGTAGCGATATGCAAATGCAAAAAAGTTTTCTTTTAAACTGTTTTCTGCATCAGTAGCTGTGTTGAAAGGAGTTACACTTGGAGCAAAACGTGGAGGTTTTTTATACAAAGAAATATCGTCCTCGTTAAATCCATTAACACCATAGGTCTTAGCTCTCTTAATGTTCACCATTCTTGGCGGATTAATGCCATCAGTAAATAACAAAAGTTTATCTTTTCTAGAGGTGTTGTAAAGAATATTTACCCCAGTAATTTTATACTTAGCGTTAAAATTTAAAACTTGCAGATTTCCAGATCTTTCGTCCGCTAAAATAGTTGTGGTTAATTGCTTTAAAGCATCGTATTCAAAGACATAAGAATACCCAAGACTATTAACAATAAACCAATATATTTTTTCCTCGGCCTCATCAGCTACAGAGCCAATACATATCGGAGTGTTTGTTACTGGGATATTAGTTAGCTTGACATTTCCCTTTTCATTTTCTATTGCGCCAGCATCAGAGCCACTAGTGTTGAGCACACGAATATTATAACCTTCAATGAATTCGCCTTTTTGAATAAGACGCTCATCGACGTCTTTATTCATCTTGCCCGTCGAGAATACGTTTTTAATCTTCATACTACTTTATCCACTTATCTCGTCCTCGTAGAATCTGAGTAAGTTCGCCTAGTTTAATAGAGTTCAATCTAATCTTTGTGTTGCGTAATGATGCTGAAGCTTGCTTCTGAGCTCTACGCACAATGTATTCTTGTACACCAAACTTTTGTTTTAATACGCTAGACACAAGATAGTCGTACATGTAATTCTCTGCTAATTTATGAATCTTTATATCTCCGTCAGACAAAGCGTAAAGACCGTCAGACACATATTCAATAATAATTTGCTTACCAGATAAATCTGAACTAAACAAAATAAACCCACGGTCTTTATCTAAACGATAGCTTCCATTGTGATTAGCAGTTGCAGTGTCTAAACCAAATCGCTTGCCAAGTAAATTTGTATCAGGCTCAACAACAGTTCTTCCAGAATGTTGATTTCTCCAATTAGTTTCGATTACAGGGGTTCCAGTTAGCGCATTGTCATTGTTATCCATAAGGATATTTTTCTGCGCTGTATTGTCCTGTAAATAACTAATAGGTGTAGATGTATTGAAGTTCTCTGGAATCATTCTAGCCGTACCATCTTCTCCAACATAAGCTACTTTAACTGCACTAACAAAATCGTGTGGTAAATGCATCTTTAAATTGTCAGGTAATTCAGCTTCGAATCCACGAATCTCTCGCAATGCATCATAATGTAATTCCTGCAAACCACGCTTGGCATGAAAGACAATTTCATTTCTATCAGCTTTATTAATGACCTTATCATCACCAACATAAGTGAGCATAAAGTTATTTATGATGTCTTTCAGCAAGACATACTGATACGTTCCCCAGTTTTCGTCTGTAGGATTATTACCATTGTTTTGGTAGTATTCCCTTTGATCTATATATGTTCCAATTATTGGCATAGGTTATGAATTTTCTTTGGCGTATTCTATCTGCTCTTGCTGCGCAGTTAATTGTACGACTTCTGTTTCTCGTATACTTAGTCCAGCATACTTACATATCTTGATGATTAACTCTGTCTCATCCTCCTCAGATATTTCAAAATCTGTGCTAGTGGCAGAGTTGTAAACAGGATCCCCTCCTACAGAAACATACCCCCAGTGCGGATCGACAGGCTTACGAATGTAATTAGCCTGTACGGTTTGCGATATACTTAAAGGTCGTACGTATATATTATTGCCTTTTCGTACGTATATAGGGTAGGTCAGTGTTGGCGTGGTGTAGTTGCTGTTCACAATCATATCAAACTTGTGTGGCGCAACTGGCTGAATTACAGTTCCTCCAGATTGAATTACGTCTGTGCCAAATCCTCCTTGATAGGTAAGATTAATTAATTTATATAAGTCAGCAGGAAGCAAGAAGTAATCGCGCTCTTCCGGTGGAGGAACATTATCGACATACGTCAACGCAACATTTTCATAGAAAATATCAATTTTATTCTGTATATGCTGGACAGTATCGCCATAGTTCAGAGCTTTTTTGCGAACATTTTGCATTGCCATAGCTTTTGAGTAGTCAGAAAAATATGACTCAAAAATTTCTAGCTGGGCTAATTTTGCAAAATAATCAAATTCTGATGGAGATACATATCCTCTGTTGTCCTTGTTAAGCAAAAACATAACAGTATTTCTGACGCTATTAATCATAGGATATATTTTCTACAAAAGTACAAAAAAAAGAGGCCGCAAATTGCGACCCCTCCTCCTTTCACGGTAGAACTGTAAATCTATAGTTTATTGGTAATGTTCTGTAAGACATCTAATCCTTCATCAGTTTTGAAGAACGAGGCTAATGCACTATATACATTTTCACCGAATGGGGCAATCATTACCTTTTGGCGTTTGTCAGTAGCCCAAGTAACGGTACGATTGTCGTCTTTAATGTGTAGTATTCCCATCTCTACTGCACGTACAGCTAAGTTACGTAGTTTTAGATTTTCATCGTTTAACAAATCCATAAACTCACCTGGGTTATTTCTTGCCCAAATAATCATGTCACGACGCAGTTCTGATGAGGTCATTTTTGAAATGTTTCCTTTAAGCGCAACACGAGCAACAGCCTCTAGGTCGTTGATATCTAAATCTTTAGCAGCAACCTGCGCTTCAAGGGTAGAAAATATAGTTTCAACCTCGTCGCTTGCTTGTTTCTCCTTGTCAAACTCCTCAAATTTCTTGTTGAAATCGGGATGAATCATAAGAAACTTCTGTAAATTAACATTCCACGCTGGAACAATAAGCGTTCCATTTTGAAATACAATAGGCTCCATTGTTACAACACCATCTTGCTCATCTACAAATGGAGATAATTGATTTGTAGCATATCTTAATGCTCTGTTCAAAGAGCCATCAAAATATGTTAATGGCTTTCTAGAGGTGTGTTTTACTGAAATCATTGTGCGTATTGGGGTCTTGTTTCCCTTAAGAATAAATACGCGATCTTTTTGCTCTAGCTTTGGTAATACTGTATTGTACCCATAAGCTTTGGTAGTTTTTGTAGACATTTTATTTAAAATTTAATTTTATTAAAAAAAAGGATTGGGGGGCGACAAGCGCCCCCTTTTCCCTAACATAGTTATTATTGGAACAACATAAAGTTGTTTACTCCCATTGTACAAAGAGCACGCTCAGACAAGAAGTGAACTTCCATCACATCTTTATCAGTTGTAGCAGCTCCTCCAGCAGAACCAACAACCCAAGACTTATACTTGCGGTCTTCAGTAGGAGAAACACGATAACGAACGTGTAAGAACGGACGTTTTGCGTTTTCACCCAATACTTGGTCATATACTGTAGTAGTACCAGCAGGAACTAAGATTCCATCAACCCCTCCAATGTTACCACGAGTAGTAGCATCGTTAAGGTATTTCCAGTCAGACTTATAGAAGTCATATCCGATACGGAATCCAGTGAATCCAAGGTTAAGAGCCATGTCCTCGTCATTGTCAAACAAACCGTAAGAGCTATCAGAAGCTGATGCGTTGTTTTGTGAAGCGAGTACTCGGTCAATTTCAAAGCTAGTTGCACGGTTTACAAACATAACGTTTTCTTGAATAGCTCCTTCTTTGTCAAGAACTTTAGCCATAGCTTCAAGATCGTCACGGTCAGTAAAGATACCAGTAGCAACGTTACCATTGTTTTCTACATCGTAGAAAAGACCTTTGGTTCCTTTGTATCCAGCAGTAGCGGCAGAAGAATTAACAGCAGCAGGCTCTCCTTCAACCATTGCAGTCTCAAGATAGTCTTCAAAACGTAAACGAGTTTCATGCTCAGACTTCAAATACCAAAGATATCCAGAAGCACCATTCTCAGTAGTTACTTCAACCCATCCAACGTGAGCCATTTCAGAACCAGATACTTCGTAACGGTCTTTAATGATGATTGGATTGTTTTCTTTAGATTCAAAATCAGCTTCAAGAGAACCTTTCATTCCTTCAGATCCTTTTTTAAACTCAGAACCATAAACAAAAATAGTTATATCGTCAGCGGCTGTGAAGTTTGCGGCCCCACCGCTAGTAACTTCTACAAGGCTAAAAGTAGCAAAAGTAACAACATCAATAGAGTCTGTAGCTACGCTCGTAATAAGACACTTAGCTTGCTTGCCATCAGAATCACGAGAAATGATAATGGTTTGGTTTGCGCGGAAATTGTGTCCAGTCACAGCAATAGTATTTCCATCAGTAATGCTACCAGCTGCTTGAATGTGTAAACGTCCTTGCTCACTCCACTTGATAAGGTCTGAGCTAGAAGGTAATTCAGCTCCTACCATACGTAAGAAAGAAGCAATTGAACGATTTCCATAACGCTCAAATTCTTTTTCGTACAAATCTGGTAAGTACTGTTGTGCAAAAGTGTAATCTGCATTAGAAAGGTAGTTGGTGTTAGCCAATCCCTTTACTGGTGCAGGAGTTAAAGAGGTAGATCCGCCTACGGTTCCAGCTCCTCCAAGGGTGATAGTTTGTGCCATCTTAATAAGGTTTTAAAATTTTTTTTATCGTTTTTTAATTTTCAAACCAGACCCATAATCATTGTCGTTCATAACTCTGAATTTTGGACCAGGCTTCGATGAATCAACATTAGCACGAACATTCATATTTATATTTTTACCATCCTTAACCACTTCGTTTACCGCGTCGGCTTTGCCCTGCTCATAAAAGAACTTAGCGTATGCCTGAGGGTTCATTGCCATGTTTAAGGCGGTATGATACTGTTTCGCATCTTTTAAGTAGCCATTGTCATCGACAAAGCGTGAAATAAAATTGTTAAGGTCTGATTGAGCCTTGACAACCTCGTTCACATCTTTTGGCTTATAACGCAGCGACTTTTCACCAACATTAAATTCGAAACCTTCGAACTCATCAGTAAAAAGCTCAGACGTTTTTTGCTCAAAAGTTTTTCTTTGACTTTGAACAACTTCTTGCTCCCTAGTTGATTCATCATTATATTGCTTGTAAAACTCAATAGCTTTTCTTGCATCCTCAGGAAGAGCCTCGCTACTTGACTCAAGTGGGGCTTTGTACTTATCCTGCATCTGCTTGAAATACTCCTTTGCTTTATGCAATTCTTGTTTTTTCTCAAAAGCTTTTCGCTTGGCATCTTTTTCAGTATCAACATTTTCGTCAACACTAAACCTGTCTTCAATTATATAATTAATATCAGACTCATCCAGCTCTGGATTTGATTGTCGATAATATTCACGCAATAAAACTGATTCTTCATACTCGCTCACGTCTTCGTTTGCTTTAATGAAGTCTTTGAGACCGCGTTTAGTCTCTTGCTTATATTGCAAATACTTCTCGACTTCCTCCGGAAGCTCTTGAGGGGTATTCTTATTTGAAAGAACGTTGTCTAAATCATCTACACTGATTTTATATTTATCAGTCAAGAATTGATTTATAATTTCTTCTCTGCTTGGAGCTACAGTCTTGGGGTCTTTTTCCTCTACGTCCTGCGATTCTGCTTGGGCTTGTTGCTCTTCTTTTTGGCCTTGTTCGCCATCGAGTAACACCCCTTCATCAGTTTCTTGCTCTTTAGTGCCATCTTCTATATTTTCTTGTTGTTCAGTACTTTTTTCTGCCGCTGGCGGCTGTGATAAGTCGACTTTAAAATCAACCTCTTCGTTTACATTACTCATAATGAATTAGATTTAAATTATTATTGCAAAATTATGTAAAAATATTACATGTTTCCTTGACCCATCATAGCCTGTATTTTTGCCATAATATCTTCCTGATTATTTTGTTGTTCAAAATCAGTAGGAGGTAAATTTTCTTTACGCTGGGCAATCATTTTACTTTGCTGAGTCGCTTGTTTTTTTGTTCTTTCGTCTTTGCGGTCTTCTTTGTATTTTTCTTTAGACTGGCCTACTTGACCCTCAATTTCTTTTAAGCGCATTTCAAATTCGTACTTCATCTTCATCAGCTCCATGTCAATTTCTTTTTTGGCTTGCATTTTTTGCATCTCTAGTTGAGCACGCATTTGCTCCAATTGAGATTCAGACTCATTCTTCATCTGCTGTTCTTGCATTCTAGATTGAGAAGCCGATTGTGCTGATTGAGCATTAGCCTGAGTTTGCATGTCAATAGTCTTTTGCTGTTTTTGCAACTCTAGCTTTTCACGTTTTTGTTTACGAACTTTTAATAAACTATTAGCTAAATTCAAATTATTTACACTGCGTATGTCAATTGCATCTTCCAATCCAATTTGACCAGCCTGAATAGATTGTTGAATATTTTGCTCAAGCATTTGTTTTTGTTCCTCGTCGGGCTCAATCTCAATGAAAATGCCAAAATCATGAAGATGCAATTGCATAATATCTCTAACAGCATCTAAGTTGTTTCGGCCAATCATTTTTGCAAAATCCGTTGAAAAATCTGAATATTGTAAAATATCAGATATTCTATATGATAATGCCTCAGCTAATTGCTCAGTAATATAAATACCAGACAATACAATGTGTCTTGTTGCTGTATTGCTGTTTAAAGCAGCTAACTTTTGAATACCAACCAATGCATATTGATCAGGAGTACTGGCATCCCTGGCTTCATT